AATTCATCAAATGGATTAGGCAAACAATCGAGCAAGATGGTAGGAACTACAAAACCGACTCCCAGTTTAAAATGCAACGCATCTCACCTTGGACACAAGTGTTTTACTTAAATGACCCTCAAAAGGGACTACCTATTCAGCAGTTTTATAATTACATTACTGATGACTTTTTGATTGAGAATAAGGGTAAAAAGTCGTACACCATACCATTTAATAAGTCACCAAATGTGTTTATCACCACTAACTTTTTGCCATCATTAGAGAGCGACTCGGACAAGGATAGGTTCATCGTTGTGCCTATTAAAAAGGTGTTTAGTAGTAGTTATAGGCTCAAAGATGCGTTTAATGGGCAAGATTTTTTTAGCGATGATTGGGATTATTATGAGAAGATGAGTGCTATAAACTTTGCTATTGAGTGTTTGCAAGTGTATTTGAGAGAAGGAGTGGTGGAGTATCAAAACGCCAAAATGAACGACAACAAAGCAAAGAGATTGCTCCAAGATCAAGTGCCAGAGTTCATCATTGAGGTGCTTGAGCAAGGAATTAGTACCTACAAACTCGCTAAAAACCACCTTGAATTTGAGGAAATGATGCAACCATATGATCAATTGCAACACGATAAAGATAGTTTGATTGGTTGTTTTGAATGGGAATCAGGTGGCTTAAATGTTTACAATTCTCATTTATTGAGATACTGTATAAAGGCTTTTAAGGTCAAAATGTTGGACAAATATTTTAGTCGGAAGGTCAAAACTTACTGCGATATTAACCAATTTGAGGTGTCTCAAAAGAGGTCAATAAAGCACGGAAGATTTATTTTTATCCACAATTTAGATAGCCATCAAAATAAAAAGTTGATGGCAAGTGATGGCTTTTTGATGGCAAATGATGGCAAGTTGATGGCAAGTGGGTATGAACCTATTATAAAAAATGATGATATGTTCTAAAAATATGCCGAAAAATAGCCAACACGACCATCAAAAGCCATCAAGTAAAAAAGTTTATTGGCTATCGCTCTTTATTGATTATCAATGCGTTAGGAGGTGTATGCCAATAAAACCATCAAATTTCTTAAATTATAATAATAATAATAATATATATATATACATATATATAGGGAAGAAGTGGGATTTTTGATGGCTTTGATGGCTCGGTTTCCACATTTTGGTGGTAGGGGTAAAAATCTTGAGATTTCTTAGGTGATAAAATGACAAACTATAAAACTAAAAAAAAATGAACTTAGATCAGTTGATGGACATTGTTGCAAGTGTTAGTGGACAAAGCAAGGAGAAGATAATGGGGAAGGATAGGTATAGGAAACTGGTGTTACCAAGATATATATTTTCTTATGTTGCCAGAGTAAAGCTTAAAGAGACATTTATGGATATTGCTCATTATCTTGATGCGCATCATTCAACGATTATTTATTCGGTTGATAAGATTGCATCTTACATTGAGATAGGTGATGAGTTGACAATAGAATTATATCAAGGTGTAAAGGAGGCGGTAGCTAAGTACACCAATGAGCCTATAAGAGTGATGCTTACGTTTGATGATGAGTCAAGAGTCAACGAGGCAATACTTGATATAGTAAATAAATGGGAATGTAGAGCCGAGAAGTTATAAACAAGCATTGTGGAAAGTGGTAGTTTGTGTATTGATTATAGCTTAACTTTATATGGTGGCAAAAAAAGGATTTTATCTCAAGAATAACCCGAAAGAAAATTGCTTATACCTCAATGTGTTTGTAAGTGATTTTAAGGCGTTTTTAGACACTATCCCACAAAGTAATGGTTGGGTACGTCTAAGGATATTTGAGAGGAATGTAGAGGACGAGAAGGGGCATACACACAATATGGAGTTCGTGGTTAATCCAAAGCATTTAATTGATAGTCAAGAATCTTAAAACTGAATATTCAGCAAAAATCATATGAAGGACGAAGCACTGGAAAAGCTGATAAAGAAACGTAGTCCAAACCTTGGAGGCGCAAGACCAGGTGCTGGTCGTAAGCGCAAGATGGAGGAGTACGAACTAATTGAGAAGCTATCACCGATGGCTACTGTTGCATTTGAGAAGCTTAAAGAATTGATTGCCAAGGGTGATGTAAAGGCTTTACAAATCTTTATGTCATACTATGTTGGGTTGCCAACTCAAAAGATTGAGAGCAAAGTTGAGGGTAATCTAAACCAAGTGAGTGTAGAAGTGGTTAAACCACAACTCGAAAAGGTCGCATAATGATAGGGTGGGGGAGGAGTTGATAATGAGTGAGTTGTGTGTGAGTTAGGTGTCTACTTAACATAATGTTAATTATAAGACGAAGTAACCTATCATCAGACTACTCAAAGGAGTAGCCATACGATGAGGGGGGTACTTTAGGAAAATGAAAGTGGGTCGGGTTTATATCCCCCCCATTTTTGATACCACTAAAACCGAAAATGAAACAAAATTTCACTATTAGTAAAGCTAAGTGTTGACAGACTGGAGATAAAAGTAAAGCTATACAATGACCCCCTATTTTGACCACACCTTTCAAACCGAAAAACCGATATAGAATTTTTTTTTATACTTGAAAATGGACGCTAAACTTCAAACAAATAAGGTCTTTGAATTACTGAGTGAATCAGACAAGCGAATAACCGTGATGCAAGGCGGATCACGTTCTGGCAAGACTTACAACATACTCATTTGGTTTGTTGTAAAGCTTTTGCAAGAGAATGGCAAGACCTTAACGATTGTGAGGCAGTCTCTCCCATCGATTAAGGGAACTGTTTTAAGGGATTTTATTGACATCCTATCGAGGCTTGGCATTTATAGTGAGGATAACCACAACAAAACCGATCAAATTTATTCCTTAAATGGGAACATTATCGAGTTTGTTAGTGCTGACCAGCCACAAAAGATAAGGGGTAGAGCAAGGAACTACTTATTCTGCAATGAGGCGAATGAGTTAAGTTATGAGGCTTGGATGCAGTTAATTATGAGAACGGAGGGAAAGATAGTGATTGACTATAACCCTTCTGACTTATCATCTTGGATTTATGACTCCGTCATACCTCGTGATGATGCTGACTTTCACATAACAACTTTCCGTGATAACCCATTCTTGCCAAAAGAGTTGGTATTAGAACTTGAAAGGATGAAAGATGCTGATCCTAATTACTGGCAAATCTATGGCTTAGGTGAGCGTGGACTCTCACAAGACTTGATTTATTCGCATTGGAAAACAACGGAGCAATTTCCAGAAGATGGTGAGACTGTTTATGGGTTGGACTTTGGGTTTAACGTGCCTACTGCCTTGGTGAAGGTTGTTTTTGTTGAAAATGCTGCTTATTGTAAGGAATTAATCTACGAGGCGAAGTTGACAACGAATGACCTTATTGATAAACTAAAGGGATTAGGACTAAACAATCACGATGAGATTTATTGTGATGCCGCAGAGCCTAAAACAATTGAGGAGTTGGTAAGAAATGGCTTTAACGCAAAATCAGCCAATAAAGATGTGACCGAGGGGATAAGAACGGTGAAAGGTACTCCATTGATAATTGACCACGAATCGTTAAATTTGTTAAAAGAGTTAAAGAATTATCGGTGGAAAACGGATAGGAATGGAAATAAGCTTGATGCACCAGTAAAATTCAATGATCATATCGCAGATGCGATGAGATATGCTATATTCAGTAAATTAACCATTCCAAGTGTGACTTGGGGTGTAATATAAAAAAGAATGGGTTTATTTGATGTTTTTAAAAGGCAGAAAGGCTTAGACCCTTTGCAAAATATTAGCAACAATGCTTTGAAGCAGATTAATGGCGCGGTGCTTCAAAATTATCAGTCAAAAAGTTACGTTGATGAGGGATATTTAGGGAATGCCGATGTTTACGCTATCGTGTCATTTCTTGCAAGGAAAGCCGCAAGTGTACCTTGGTACGTTTACAAATTAAACAAAGGCGAGAAGGCAAAAACTTCTCTACTAAGATATAAGCAACTCACAAAGGGGTTGAGCAATAAGGGTGCATTCGAGAAAGCAATGATTGAACGCAAAAATGCTTACTCGGACAATATTGTGATGGATAGCGACCTTGCTAAATTATTAGAGAACCCAAACCAGTACCAAGCACAAGACCAATTCTTAGAAAATTTATTCGGCTATCGCATCTTATCTGGTGAAGGTAACATATACGGCAACAATGGTAACATACAAGGTGGTAAGTTTCTCGAACTTAACGTTCTTCCAACCCAATTCCTCGACATCTACCCTGACCCACGAGACTTATATGGTTTATTGGGTTATAAATTAATGGTTTCACAAAGTATCGACATACCAAAGAATCAGGTTTGTGCTTGGAAATCGTGGAATCCAGACTTTAACGATGTGACAAGATCACATATGAGGGGTTTATCTCCTCTTAGAGCATCATATTCTACCCTAAGAATGAGTAATAATGCTCACGATGCAAGTGCTGCTATGACTGGCAATGGTGGGGCGAAAGGTGCGATTGTGCCTAAGCCAATTGGTACAAACGTGGCTCAATTTACAATTGAACAAGCAAATATCATCAAAAGAGCGGTGAACGATGATTTGAATGGTATAGATAACAAAGGAGCGATAAGAGTGTTGCAAACACCTTGGGACTACCTTAATTTCGGACTATCATCGGTTGATATGGAGTTGATGGGTACTTTAAAGATGTCATTGCAACAATGGTGTCGTGTGTTTGGGTTGCCTCAAGTATTATTCGACACCGATACAACGTCTTACAACAACTATCAAAATGCTTTAAGGGATATGATGACAAATACAATCATTCCTTTGTGTAGCACTTTGAGAGATGAGTTAAATAGATGGTTGTTGCCGATATATGGTGAGGATGTATATATTGATTTTGATATTACATCAATCCCAGAGATGCAACAAGATATGGAGAGAATGACTCGTGTTTTAAGAGATGCGAACTGGTTGACAATGGATGAGAAGCGAGTGGCAATGAACTACGAGCCTAAGTTTGGTGCGTATGAGTATTCATATGTTAACCAAGGTTTGGTGGTGTTAGATCAAGTAGCAATGGACTTAACTTACGATGACACAAACGGAAGTGATACTATGGACTCAAGTGATGACACAATATCCCAAGACATTGAGCGAGAGGAATTGTCAAGTGGAGCGAGAGATGATGAACAAGGTTCGTAGGTCATTATTTGAGAAATTAAAAAAAGAAAATGAACGCAAAGCAGAGAGAGACATATTGGCTCAAAGTGGAGCGATTGAGGAGGGAAATTGAGGCTAAATACTTTAACAAACTAAAAGATAGCATTTATAAGCAGTTTGTGAAGTTTGCTGGTGATGTGAATAGATATGGTGTGAGTGGTGCGAGGAGTAGGTTGGGATTGGATGTGTGGGATAAGGAGATAACAAGGCTCTTTGAACAAATGTATAAGGAAACTGTGGTAACTTTTGGTAATGCCACTTATCGAGTCCTAAAGATTGAGGCAAATCGTAAAGCTGACACTTTTGGATTTAATAAGGAGTGGACAACTGCGGTGATTGAATTTTTATTTCAACAAGGGTTTACTTTAGTTGCCGATATTACATCTACTACAAAAAAGAAGATGAATGATATAGTGACTAAGGGTATAAACGAAGGGTTGAGCATTGAGGAGATTGTAAGATTACTAAAGAGCGATGAGCAGTTAAATTACTCAGCTTTTAGAGCAAGAAGGATAGCAAGAACCGAGGTAATGAGAGCAAGTAATATAGGAGCAATGAAAGGAGCGGAGGCACACGACTTTGAGGTGGATAAGCAATGGATAAGTGCGAGAGATAGTAGAACGAGGAGAATCCCAGAGGACACTTTTGATCACGTTGCTTTGGATGGTGTGATAGTTGGTTATGATGAGCCTTTTACATCGGTGGGTAAGGAAGGTCAACAAGTTAGTGCAATGCAACCTGGAGACATTACTGCACCCGCTGGGTTTACAATCAACTGCCGATGTGCGATTGGTTTTATACCAAAACGTGATAGGAATGGGAGATTAATTTTAAAACCAAGGCTTGATGCCGCAACAATAGAGTAAGTATGCCAGTAACACTTTGTTCAAACGGAAAATATAGAATAGGCGATGGTGAATGTATCTATACTACAAGGGAGAATGCCGACTCGGCTTATAGGGCTTATTTGGCAGAGGAGACAGAGAATGGAAAAGAAGAAAAAGCGGACACTTACAACGACTATCCAGAGGCAGCGACTAACAATGCTAAGAGGGCGATAAAATACAAAGAGGAGAATGGCAGCACTTGTGGTACTGACGTGGGATGGACAAGAGCAAGGCAACTTGCAAATCGTGAAAGATTGTCACGAGATACCATTGCAAGGATGGCATCATTTAAGAGACATCAACAACACAAAGATGTGCCTTATGAGGAAGGATGCGGTGGCATAATGTGGGATGCTTGGGGAGGTGATGCTGGGATAAATTGGGCAATAAGCAAATTAGAACAAATAGATAATAAAAAGAATATGATTTACAATTACAAATCTTTTGGGTTAGAAGTAAAAGATGTTGATGCGAAAAGTGGGGTAGTAAGTGGTTACTTCTCTGCCTTTGGTATGGTGGATAGTGATGGCGACATTATGATGCCAGGTGCATTTAAGCGTTCTATCCAAGATTGGGGTGTTGAAGGTAAGCAAAGGATTAAGCACTTACTAAACCACGACCCATCTAAACCTTTAGGTAAGTTGTTGAGTCTAAAAGAAGATAGCTACGGACTCTATTACGAGTCCAAGGTTGGCACACACCAACTTGGTAAGGACTTTATTAAGATGGTGGAGTCTGGACTCATTGGTGAGCATTCTATTGGCTTTAGGACACTAAGAGAGCAAAAGAGTGGTAAGGCTAATGAGATACACGAGGTG